AGTCGGCGCCGCAGCTGTAAGTGCGGCTGCTACCGGCATTGCCGTGCTTACAAAAAAAGCGCTTAACAACTATGCTGAGTATGAACAACTGGTCGGCGGCGCAAAGCTTATGTTTGGCGAAGCCTATGACTATATTGCAGACAAGGCAAAGAACGCATACAGCACCGTTCAAATGAGCCAGAATGACTATTTGCAACAGGTAAACGGATTTGCCACAGGCCTAAAAACAGCCCTTGGCGGCAATGAACGGGCGGCGGCAGAACTGGCCGACAGAATAATCAATGCGGAGGCTGATGTGGTGGCGGCAACTGGCAATTCCCAGGAAGCCGTGCAAAATGCTTTCAATGGGATCATGAAGTCCAACTATACCATGCTGGACAACCTGCAAATTGGCATCACGCCAACAAAGGAAGGATTTCAGGAAGTCATTGATAAAGTAAATGACTGGAACGACGCAAACGGGCGCGCCACAGCATACCAGATAGAAAACCTTGCAGATTGCCAAAGCGCTCTTGTAGACTATATTGAAATGGTCGGAATGCAAGGGTATGCGTCAAGGGAAGCGGCGGATACAATTCAAGGATCTGTTGCATCCATGAAAGGTGCATGGAGTAACCTGCTTACCGGCATAGCTGATGATAACGCAGATTTTATGGCGCTGACAGGGAATTTTGTGGATAGTGTTGTCGCTGTTGGAAAGAACATCATACCGCGTATTAGCGTTATCTTGGGGGGTATTTCACAGCTTGTTTCTTCGGCGTCAACTACCATTATTCCGATGGTGATTACCACCATCACCGACAACTTACCTATGCTTTTGCAGGCAGCCGTAACTCTTGTTGGGGCATTAGGGCAAGGAATCATTGACAACTTGTCAGCAATCACACAGGCGGCAATCGACATTCTTTTCTTCCTTGCTAATGGCCTGATAGAAAACCTGCCCACGCTCATTGACGGCATTGTGCAAGTGACCCTGACGATTGTGCAAATGCTGACAAGCCCGGACTTTTTGACGCAGCTCATTGAAACGGCAATCCTGCTGATTATGACGCTTGCGCAGGGTCTGATTGACGCGATTCCGCAGCTTATCGCGGCAGTACCTCTGATTATTGGCAACTTGCTCGCCGCAATCATTGTGGAGCTGCCCAACATCATCCAGATGGGCATTGATCTTCTGTTTGCGCTGATTGACGGAATTATCAAGTGCATCCCGGAGCTGGTCGCGGCAGTCCCTACGCTGATTATTGCGTTCATCAACGGCATCGTGAACAACCTTGACAAGATCATCCTTGCAGGGCCGCAGATTATTGTATCGCTGATTACCGGCATTATCGGGGCAATCCCGGAATTGATTGCAGCCGTCCCGCGCATTATCGCTGCCATTGCCGACACAATCAGAAACTATGACTGGGGCGGCATCGGTAAAAACATCGTTCGGGGCTTAAAAAACGGCATCGCCGGAATGTGGGGCAATATAAAAAGCTGGTTCAGTGATAAGGTAAATGGGCTGGTTAGCGGTGTGAAAAAAATCCTTGGTATTGCATCCCCGTCCAAGGTCTTTGCGGGCATCGGCGGCTTTATGGCCGAAGGTCTGGGCGAGGGCTTTGACGATCAATTCAAGTCCGTAAAAAAGGACATTGAGGGCAATATGAGCTTTGACGCTGGCACCATTACAGCAGATGCAAACATCATCAGAAACTATACAAGTGGCTCTTACGGAGGGGGCGGCGATTCCGGCAGAATTGTAATGCTGCTGGAACAGTATTTACCTATGTTGGCAAATATGAAAGTCATCATGGACAGTGGTCAGGTTGTCGGTTTGCTTGCCCCAGGCATGGATGCAGAACTGGCCAAAATCAATGCGAGGAGGGCAAGGGCTGTATGATAGGAAAAGTATTTTTTGACGGAAAAGACACTTACGCAGAATACGGCCTGTTGCTTGCAAGCAAGTCCATTTCTCTGCCGGAAGTCCGCACGAATATGATTGATGTTCCGGGCCGGGATGGCCTGCTGGACGCTTCCGAAGTGTTGACCGGCGAAGTGACCTACAAAAACCGCACCATTGCACTGATACTCACCGGCGTGGACACGGTGAGCGGCAAGAAATGGCCTGCCACGCTTTCTGACTTCTGCAACAAAGTCCACGGCAGGCGCGTGAAAGTGACCTTCCCCGAGGACACCGCCCATTATTACAGTGGGCGGTGCTCCGTTGGGCAGGTGGAGCTTGTCAAAATAAAGCAGACAATTCCCGTTACTGTTGATTGCGATCCGTGGAAATACAAGAAAGAGAAAACAACTGTGACGCGGGCTGATTTGGGAACGGCATATAAACAGCTTACGCTACCGAATGAAAGCCGCCCGGTTATTCCCACAATCACGGTGGCGCAAGATACCGTATTACTTTGGGACAACAACACCATCAATGCCAGCGCTGGAGATCACATTTTCCCCGCCATTCGGCTTGCGGCTGGCAGCAACAGCCTGAAGGCGAAGGTGGCCAGCGGCACCGGTAGCATCACCGTTACATATCAGGAGGCCAGCCTGTAATGTACCAACTAAAATATCAAAACTATATCCTGTATGACCCGCGCCTTGCGGATGAAAAACTAATCGTCCGTGACCCCTCTGTGAAGCTGGCGGTCAGCAAGGCCGGGGAAATGTCCTTCACAGTGGACGCAGACCATCCGTATTTAAGCAATCTTCGGCGCATGAGCGGCCTTGTGGAGCTGCTGGACGGCACTTTTCCTATATATAGGGGGAGAATAACCAGCGATATAAAAGACTTCTACGGAGCACATAAAATCGCAACAGAGGGCATTATGGCGGCGCTGAATGACAGCATCATCCCACCGTTCAACTTTCCGGAAGATTTCGAGAATGACACTGCTTATAAGGCCGCAGCCGCAAGCGGGAATGTGGTTGACTTCTTCTTCCGCTGGATTTTAGGGCAGCACAACAGCCAAGTGTCCGCAGAGCAGCAGATCAGGCCCGGAGTGTGTACCGTAACAGACCCGAACAATTACATCACACGCAGCTCCAAGGAGTACGCCACGGCAATGTCCACGATATCCGACAAGCTGATTAAATCGGCTTTGGGCGGGTATCTTCTGATCCGATATGAGGATGACGGGAACTATCTGGATTATTACGCTGCGTTGCCGCTCACAAATACGCAGTCTGTGGAATTTGCTGAAAATCTCCTTGACCTTTCCAGCGAGACGGACGGAACAAACATTTACACCGCTATTCTGCCAGAGGGCAAGGACGGCTTGACCATCGAAGCGCTGTCAAATGGTGATTTGACAGATGACCTTGTTAAATCCGGGCTTACTATTTATAGCAAGTCTGGCGTGGCCACATACGGGCGCATTACCCGGCACGTCAAATGGGATGATGTGACCATTGCCGCTAACCTGCAGACCAAGGCTAAAGCGGCACTTGCTGACAATGGCCTGTCCATGCCGGAGACCATCACCTGCACGGCGGTGGATTTGGGCTGGCAAGATGGCATCCAGCATTTCCGGGTGGGCCGGATGACGGCTCTTTTCAGCACTCCGCACGGCTACAGCGCGTCCTATCCGCTGATGGAGCTGGCCCCGGATATTCTTGACCCCGGCAACACACAAATCACGCTGGGCGCTACCCAGCAAACCTACACGGGGGCGCAGATAGATGCCAAGCGTGAAACGGATAAACGCATCGAAAGCACACGGCAGGAGATTTCTGAGCGGGTGGACGAATCTTCAAGCCAAGTGATTCAGGCCACACACCAGCAGATTACCGATCTGCAGCAGAATGTCAACTCCATCATCCTGTCCGCTCTGGAAAACTATGTAGAAACCGGGGATTTTGACAGCTACAAAGAGGAGGTCAGCACAAAGCTGTCTGTGCTGACTGACCAGCTGAGCATTGACATCACTAAGGTAACCGAGCGCATTGACAAGGTGGACGGCGATCTGCAAAGCAAGTACAGCGAGATCACAAAGGCTTTCCGGTTTACGTCTGACGGCCTAATCATTGGCGAAACGGGCAATGAAATCCTGCTGCGGCTGGATAATGATGTGTTGCAGTTTGTCCGCAACAACACACCGGAGTTGCAGATCACCGCAGAGGGCGTGGAAGCAATGCGTATCAAGGTATCTATCCTCTGCATCGGAAACGTGGTTTGGACGGAGGACGAAAACGGCGATGTAATTGCCAGTTGACAGGAGTTGAGAACATGGCGTCCATTTACAGCAGCACAAACAAAGGCTGGCGCTTGCGTCTGGATTGGTCAATCACAGGCCAGTCTATCGCAGACAACAAAAGTACATTAAGTCTTGATTTGTGGGTATATGACGGAACCGGATATTCCCAAAACGAGAGCAGCGGCGAAGCGTATTATATACTTCAGGGCGAAAAACGCTGGAATCCGTATAATTACAGTTCCACCGGATGGTACAAACTGGGCAGCAAGACTATTACAGTCAGCCATAATGCAGACGGCACGAAAAGCATTGCGTTGACAGCAGAGTGGGACTGTGGCTTTGACAGCTCCTACACGCCACGCCATTTGTCCTTGTCGGAAACGGTGACGCTGACCACCATTCCAAGAGCGTCCACGGCCACAACAAGCGGCTCCACGCTGGGGAAAACCTTGACCATAACCATCAAGCGGGCCAGCAGCAGCTTTACGCACAAACTCTATTACACCTGCGGCAGCGTCAAGGACAAACTGATTGCCGAAAATGTAGGCACATCGTACAGTTGGAACGCACCGCCTGTGTCTCTGGCACAGCAAGCACCAAACGCAGAGACTGTGGCGCTCACACTCACAGTAAAGACGTACAACGGCAGCACCTATGTTGGGGCGTGGTCAACGGCTGTTAAGCTTGCCGTGCCGTCAACCGTGGTTCCGTCCTTGTCTGTTGCAATCGATGATCCAACAGGTGTGTCCAACACCTATGGTGGATATGTCCAGCTTCGCAGCAAAGTCAAAGTGGATATCACCGCATCCGGTGTGCAGGGCAGTTCCATCAAGTCTTACAGTATCAAGGTGGGCGGCATCTACGCTGCTACATCAGCCAGTGGGACAACGGACTATTTGCCCGGTTCTGGCGAACTGACTGTTTCCTGTGCTGTCACAGATAGCCGGGGGCGCACGACTACAAAGACACAAAGTATCACTGTCCTTGCTTACAGCAAACCAGCAATTACTGCTATTTCTGCCACCCGTTGCAATGCCGATGGAACAGCAAACCGGGCTGGCACTTATGGCAAGGTGACTTTCTCTGGGGCCATTACTTCGCTTTCTGCCAAAAACACCGCAGCATATGCGGTGCAGTATAGGGAAGTCGGCGCTGAAGATTGGACTACGGCAGGCCGACCGGCGGCGGGAAACTACGATCCTGCTGATATTTCTGCCGTGTTTGCCGCAGACAAAAGCAAGCGCTACGAAGTTCGGGTTGTGGCAACCGATGCATTTGAAAGCATTGGTTCCACGTTGCGTGACCTCCCGGCAGCGTATGCCCTTTACCATCTGGCAAAGCATCTGCTGTCTGTGGGGCTGGGCCGTCTCTGTGACAAGGCAAACGCAATTCAAGTGGGGCTGGATGCTTATTTTGATAGGGATGTACAGATAGACGGCACACTGGCGGTAGGAGGAACGACGCTGTTGGATTATGCGCATCCGGTGGGGAGCGTATATATCGCTACTGCGGCCACCGACCCGGCCGATCTTTTTGGCGGCGGGACGTGGGAGCGCATAAAAGATGTATTCCTGTTGGCTGCTGGTGATACATTCGCAGCTGGTTCCACCGGCGGCGAGGCTAACCACACCCTGACGACGGCGGAAATGCCCAGCCACGGGCACAACCCGGCCAATGAGTCAGGATACTATGGCTTTATCACCAACAGCAAGAAGGCGTTCACCGTGGGTGATATGGGATCGCAGAGCGGAAGCGGGAGATATTACCCCTACGCACCGGCGGCATTTGACATCAGCCGCAACACGGCGACCGGTGCAACCGGCGGCGGGAAGGCTCATAACAATATGCCGCCATATCTGACGGTGTATGCTTGGCGGCGAACAGCCTAATCGTCTCGCTGCGGGTCAGTGGGGAATGGATGGAACCACCTTATAACATAGCCCAGAGGAGAAAGGAAATTACTGAATGGAAACAATCGTCGTAGCTCTCATCACCGGCGGCCTGTCACTGCTGGGGGTAATCATCACCAGCAACAAGACCACCCGTGATGTGCAGGCCAAGCTGGACACGCAACAGGCCGTCACCGACACCAAGCTGGATGAGCTGACCCGTGAGGTACGGGAACACAATAACTTCGCCCGCCGGGTCCCGGTGATGGAGGAGCAGATCAAGGTAATCAACCACCGGCTGGCCGATCTGGAGCAGACGGCCAACCACTGAGCATCGCAAATCTAAAGTATGAGGAGGGATACCCATGTATCGAGGTACAACGCCCACGCTGACCTTCCGGCTCCCTATTGATACGGGGAGCATCACGGCGCTGTCGCTGGCCGTAGCGCAGGCCGGACAGGTTAAAATCGAAAAAGCATTGTCGGATGTACTGCTGGACGGGAATGTTGTCTCATGCACACTGACGGAAGCCGAGACCCTGTCGCTTACTGCCGGGAGAGGCATTGACGCAAAGATACAGCTCCGGGTGGGCGTAGGCGATCAGCGCATGGCATCTCAGGTATTCACGGTGCCGGTGGAGCGTATTCTCCGGGATGGTGCGCTATGATCGAGTTTGACGTAGCGTTCCGGCCCGGCGATGACTTCGCAGTCACCTTCGGCGGGGAAGTCCCTCTGGATGCTGAGATGGGTCAGGTGATGGAGGTGCTTGCTACCGAGGAGCGGACGGTGGAGCTGTCTATGCCCTCCGGCAATCAAGTCATCCTGCCCACCAGCAGCAAAGGCCTGCGTAAGGTGACGATTCAAAAACCGGACACCCTACTGTCCGAGAACATCAAGAAGGATGTGGTGATTGGCGGCGTGACCGGTGGCCTTGAGGCACCACCAACAGGCCCTTATATAGAGTATACGTCCCTCGACAGTTCTGGTAGAGTGTTTACTGCTAAATTTCGAGGAACAATTGTTCCAGAATATGCATTCGCTTATTTGGCGGAATTGACATCAGTAGATATGCCAGACAATGTAATTGCAATTGGTGATAATGGTTTTTATCGCTGCCCAAAGCTATCATTGACAAGTCTCCCTTCTGGGATTACCTCACTCGGAGATTATGCATTCGCTGATTGTTCAATGCTCACACTAACAAGTCTCCCTTCTGGGATTACCTCGCTCGGAGATTATGTATTTAGGGATTGCCCAAGGCTATCATTGACAAGTCTCCCTTCTGGGATTACCTCAATCGGACAGTATGCATTTAGGAATTGTTCAAAGATGGTACTAACAAGTCTCCCTTCTGGGATTACTTCAATCGGAGATTTTGCGTTTCTAAATTGTTACCAACTATCATTGACAAGTCTCCCTCCTGGAATTACCTCAATCGGACAGTATGCATTCAACAATTGCCCAAGGCTCGCATTGACAAGTCTCCCTTCTGGGATTACTTCATTACCAACAGCCGCATTTCAGTACTGCCCAAAGATAGCATTGACGACCTTCCCTTCTGGAATGACCTCAATCGGAGATTATGCATTTAAGCAGGGTACAGGTCTCGCATCAATAACCCTTCCCCCCGCACTCACTGCAATTGGGAATCAAGCATTCGCAAACTGCTACAACCTCAAGGTCTGCGACTGCACGGAGTGTACGGCGGTTCCGACATTGGGGGCGTCTGTGTTCCAGAACGCCCATGCAGACTTCAAGATTCTTGTTCCCTCCGCCTTGGAGGAGGAGTGGAAGGCCGCTGCCAATTGGAGCAGCTATGCAAGTCAGATCATCGGCGTGTAAAGCGCCGAAAAAATGAAAGGAGCAATTATGGAAACTTTTGGCATCGCAAGCGTGGCGGTCATCACCGTCATCACCTACCTCGTGGGGCTGGTGGGCAAGGCCAGCAGCATGAACGACAAGTGGATCCCCATCCTGTGCGGGGTCTGCGGCGGTCTGCTGGGGGCTGTCAGCTACTATCTGGCACCCATCCCGGACTTCCCGGCGGGCGACCCCATCACCGCCATTGCCGTGGGCATTGTCAGCGGTCTGGCGGCCACCGGCATCAATCAGGCTGTCAAGCAGCTCAGCAAGGGGGAGTGAGATATGGGTAAGCGCATCACTGCCGCATATCCCATCGCCAAGGCGGGCGGCATCCCCATCAACACCAGCATCCCGGCCAGCAAGGAGACCTATGACCGGCTGGGCGGGCGGGACGTGGCCTTTGTGGTGCTGCACTACACGGGCAACGTCAGCGACACCGCCGAGGCTAACTGCAAGTATTTCGCAGGCGGCGACCGGGAGGCCAGCGCACATTACTTTGTGGACGAGGACAGCATCTACCAGTCCGTACCGGCCTGTGACCGGGCGTGGGCGGTAGGCTCTCCCGATCCGGTACATCCCCTCTGCCGCAACACCAACAGTATCTCGATCGAGATGTGCTGCTCCGGAAACTACCATGTTTCCGAGCGCACCAAGGCCAACGCTGCGGCACTGACGTCGGAGCTGTGCAAGCTGCTGGGCATCTCCGGCGTGGACACCTACGTCCTGAGACACTACGACGTGACCGGGAAGTCCTGCCCCCGGCAGATGGCAGGGAAGAACAATGCGGAGTGGGAGGCGTTCAAGGCCAGCGTCAAGGCGCTGCTGAACGAGCAGCCCAAGCCCGCACCCGCACCGACGACGAAGGAGGAGACGATCAACATGGAACTGCGTATGCTGCGCCGTGGCATGGAGGGCAATGACGTCCGGGCCGCCATGCTGCTGATGAAAGACAAGGGCTATTACCCTGACGAGATTTGGAGCGATGACAAGCTGTTTGGCCCCAAGATGGAGGCGGGCCTGCGCCGGATGCAGGCAGATCACGGTCTGGGCGTTGACGGCATCATCGGCAATGCCAGCTGGAATTTTCTGCTGAAATAAAGGATAAAATAAATCCACTGGAGGGCGCAGAGGACACCGCTACGCCGGCCTCACGCCCGTGCATAAACATCCGCACCTCCACGGCACACCGTGGGAAATGATAGATCAGCACAAAAGAATCCGCAAAAAACTATCCACTATGGCACCATTCCGCGCCACAGAAACAATCCGTGCGGTAGGGCTACCGGAAGACGAGGAAACCTGTGTAATTGACGTGGACATTTTTGGCCGCACCTGCGTACAGACGGCGGCAAAACTACATATCAGCGTAGATGGATTTTACAAATTGCGCCGCCGCGCATACCAAAAACTGGCGGATGCATTCAATTTCTAAAAGTAGCCGCGCCCTTTTTGGGTGCGGCTACTTTTCGTTTTTGCACACAATTGGTGTACACTGTAACTACATTATTGCAGAATCAAGGCAGAATCCGGGCAGTTTATTTGCCCGGATTTCTTTTATTATAGAGGCAAGGAGGCGGGAATATGTACGAGCGCTTAATCAAATGCGGGTTTACCGCGCAAATGGCGCAGGATATTTGCATTCTGTACGCAGACGATCCCCAGGGGCTTTTAGCGTATGTGGAAATTGCTGAAAGCCTATATAGGGGTTGCAATCATGTATAAATATTTTAATCCAAATCCCTGCGGGAAAAACGTGTCCGATTGCACTGTCCGTGCGATCTGTAAGGCCACGGGAAAGGATTGGGGCGAGGTTTATCTCCGGCTGTGCATGCGTGGCTACTTGGACGGTGATTTACCCAATGCAAACGCCTGTTGGGGCGCGTATCTGCGGTCCTTAGGCTACCGGAGATACATCATACCGGACACTTGCCCGGACTGTTACACGGTCGGCAGGTTTGCCGATGAGCACCCGCGCGGGACATATATTCTCGCCCTCTCTGGTCATGTAGTGTGCGTTCAGGACGGGATTATCTATGACAGTTGGAACAGCGAGAACGAAATCCCGCTTTATTTCTGGGACAAAGAAACGGAGGAATGAACATGGCATATCCCTATTTCAACCCCTATTATCCACAGCCGATGCCGGACAACCTCATGCAGATGCGGCAGATGCAGCAGCCACAGATGCAGCCCATGCAGCAGCCTATGTCGCAGCCAGGGCAACAGAACCCCATCGCGCAAGGCGGCGTACAGTGGGTAAGCGGAGAGCAGGAGGCAAGAGGTTATCTCATCGCGCCCAACTCTGCCGTAGCGCTGTGGGATTCCACCGCCCCCACCGTTTACCTCAAGCAGGCAGACGCAAGCGGAAAACCGACGCTCAAGATTTATGACCTCGTAGAACGCACAGAAACGGCCCCTAACGCGCCGCAAAAGCCGGGCGTGGAATTTGTCACCCGCAAGGAGTTTGACGCGCTGGCGGCGCTTGTGGGCGAATTGAAGGGCAAGAAGAAGCGCAAGGAGGAAGATGACGATGAATAATCCCTTTTTCGGAGCGCTCGGCGGCGGCAACGGCTTTATGCAGATGTTGCAGCAGTTCCAACAGTTTAGGGCGAATTTTCAGGGTAACCCAAAAGCGGAGGTCGACAAGCTTTTGCAATCTGGGGCTATGAGCCAGCAAGAGTTAAACCAACTTCAATCTATGGCAAAACAGTTCGAGCATTTATTCCATTGATCTTATCGTGGCCACGATTTGATAAATAAAATTTATGAAAGGGGAGATAATATGTCTCTTTCCGACGGTGCTCCCATGATGACTATGCCGGTCGCGCCCGCGAACAGCTACGGCGGTGGCATGGGTATGTGGGGCGAAAACTGGATCTGGATTATCGTTCTTTTCCTCTTCGGCTGGGGCCGCAACGGCTGGGGCAACAACGCTGGCAATTCCGGCGGTGTCGTAGATGGCTACGTGCTGACCTCTGATTTTGCCAATGTCGAGCGCAAGATCGACAGCGTAAATCAGGGCCTTTGCGACGGATTTTACCAGCAGGCGCAGCTTGTCAACGGCACCAACATGGCG